ATTTTAGAGGTAGGAAAAGGTTGGAAAATGCAATTTGATGATCAGTTACCTTTTGACCTTGAACCCGAAATGCGTATATTTATGATGCGTCACAAATGGCACAGGGCTTGGAAAGGTGAAGACACCTTAAAAGTCAAAATACATTTAGACTGATTCATAGCCAGTCGCTTTAACAAAAATATTGACAGCTGTGGCGTCACCAAATTTGGAGATGTCACAGCTTTTTATTATCTTAACGCGTAACAAATAAAAATATGAAGGAAAAGAAAATCGTAATTGTAGGTGCAGGTGTAGCAGGAGTCAATGCTGCAACCAAACTTGTAGATAAAGGTTATCCTGGTGAACTAATCACAATCATTGATATGGGTAAAGACCCATATAACCGCTTACCTGAAGAGGTAATGACTGGATTTTTAGGTGCTGGAGGATGGTCAGATGGTAAATTAACCTACCACACATCCATTGGTGGTCAATTGTCTAAGTATTGTGGTGAGGAAAAAGCAATGCAATTGATGGATCAAGTCATTACTAATTTCAAGCGTTTCCATCCTAAACCAGAGGAAGTACAATGTTCAAATCCAGATACAGAACCAGAATTTATCAAACCATACTTTGGTTTACGATTGTTTCCAGTTTGGCACGTAGGTACAGATTATCTATCTGAAATAGCTAAAAACTGGTACGATTATTTAGTGTCTAAAGGTGTAAAGTTTAAATGGGAAACCAAGGTAACTAGCATCAATTTTAGACACAACGAGGTTGTAATGCATTCGGTTAAACCCGAATTTGCAACTATGGATAATGATGGGGTATTTTATGATGAACTTATCTTTGGTGTAGGTAAATCAGGTATTGATTTTGCTCAACAATTAGCCAACCAATACGAACTACCAGACGAACCTAAATCAGTTCAAATTGGTGTTCGATTCGAAGCACCACAAGAACACTTTCAAAAACTAATTGATATTTCATACGACTTTAAGTTATATCGTAAATTTGACGATAAAGGTGTTTCACTTCGCTCATTCTGTACAAACAATAATGCCGCTTATGTTGCTGTAGAAGAAACATATGGTGATCATAGCTACAATGGTCACGCTAAAAAAGATCCAAAATACCTAAACGGAATGACTAATTTTGGTATTTTAATGGAAATCAATGGTATTGGAGATCCATTTACTTGGTCACGTGATGTAGTTAATAAGCTTCAATTTGGCGGTACTGGTTTATATTATTCACCCACTCGAGTTCCATCTACTACAGCAGAAGGAAACAATGTTACAGCTTTCCAAATCGATAATTTAAGTGGAATAGAAAATGTAATGGGTGAATATTGGAGCTATATTATGGACTTTATCGAGGACATGAAAAAAGTATTCCCTACATTAAAAGACGATTGGGGTATTTACGTTCCCGAGGTAAAATATCTTTCACCAGAACCACTTGTAAACTATCGTAATTTATCCCTTACGAAATTCCCCAATGTACACTTTGTAGGAGACGCATTATCAGCTAGAGGTATAACAGTTTCAGGAGCTCAGGCAATATACGTTGCCGAGGACGTTCTTTCTTATTACCTTCGCGATACCGAATATCCGGAATTTATTAGCCATTACGTAGCATGAAAAAACAAACAATTTACGAAGAACGTCGAATGAGATCTAAGGGAGCATACCATCACTTCTTTAAAGAAAGTGGCAGCACCTCCTGGAAATACCATAACTGGGAAGGTCCAGCAATCCAACCTATTGAAGGCGAGCAAACCGAACATAAAAAAGAATACTACCTATACGGCAAGCATATGATTTTGGAACAATGGGAAGAAGCTCGTAAAAACAGAGAAGGTTTACCTTGGTATAAGAACGCTTCAATGAAAGGAACAACTCGGTTCTAATGGGACATAAGTATCAACCTGTACCTCGTAAAGGGGATATTTATAAAAAAGCTTGGGGACACGAACTTTGGATCGCAAACCACGAAGCATATTGTGGTAAACTCCTTGTATTTGAAAAAGATAAAAAATTCTCAATGCACTACCACTTGATCAAAGAAGAATCGTGGTACGTTTCTGAGGGCGAATTTGAATATAGCTGGATTGATACTGAAAAAGCCTCCATTCACTCAACTTTGATTCGTAAGGGAGACGTCGTAGATTTAGAGATAGGACAACCACATCAACTAAAGGCACTTACTGAAGGTGCTACAATTTTTGAGGTATCCACCAAACACTACGAGGAAGACAGTTACAGAGTAATACCAGGATCATCACAATTATGAGAATAGGATTATGTGGAACAATGAGTGTAGGTAAAACCACACTTGTAAACGCACTTAAGGAATTACCAGAGTTCAAAGACTATATGTTTAGAACTGAACGTTCAAAATATTTAATGGAGCAGGGTATTCCCTTAAACACAGACTCTACATTAAAGGGTCAACTAGTATTTCTAGCTGAACGTTCAATGGAGCTTATGCAAGAAAATATCATTACAGACCGCACTATAATTGATGTAATGGCTTTTGCTCGTGCATCAAAGTCAATGGATCCCGTTGAAAAATATGATTTTGAGCAACTAGCTATGTTGTTAATTAAAGACTATGACTATATTTTTTATATAAATCCTGAAGGAGTAGATATAGAAGATAATGGCATACGTGAAACAGATACTGAATATCGTAAGCTAATTGATTTTATAATTGTTAACTATCTTAAATCAAGACGTTCTCTTATTAAAAACTATGGTATATTGGAAGGTCCTACTGAAGAGCGTATCAAACAGCTTAAATTTCAATTAGGTTTGTGATATTTATAAGAAAACTATAATATATTTGAAGATGAGAATATCTGAATTAAAAAAAGCTATCCGCGAAATGATCGTAGGCGAGTTAAACGAAGCCGAAATGGGCCAAGTAACAACTGATGATTCAGCTAAAGCAGCAGAGTTAGCTAAAAAAGGTGTTAACGTAGTAATCCCTGAAGGAATCGGAACTATCGCTTTAGGGATAGCAGGAGGAGTACTTTTACTTAAAGCTCTAGGATTCGCCGCTAAAAAAGTAGTTGGTGTTATTGGGATGAATGTATCATTACCAAAAGAAAAACTAC